AGCCTGTGGTGATATGATGAATGTGTATATTAAATGTGATAAGGTAACGGATTGTATTAAAGATTGTAAGTGGTTAACTTTTGGTTGTGCTTCAGCAATAGCAAGTACATCAATGATGTCCGAAATGGTAGTAGAAGATGGTGGAATGCAAATAGAAGAAGCATTAGAAATAAAACCAAAACAGATTATGGAAAGATTGGGTGGATTACCATCAAGGAAATTTCATTGTTCAGTATTGGGTGATAAGGCATTGAAAGGTGCTATCCACGATTATTTTGAAAAGACAGGACAAGAAGAAAGAATTACATAAAAAATTGATTTTGATAAGGTAAGGAGATATTTATATATGAGTGATTATGAGAAACCATCATTGTTTGAAAAAATTATGATAAGTGAAAAATTAAAATACTTATGTGCTGGATTAGTCGTAGTACTAATGTTTAACACATTCGTATGGACAACGCTTTTTGAAAACTATAAAGATTTCCATGAGCAAACGCTTGTGGGATTGAGAGATGAGAACAAGAAACTCAATGATTTAGTTCATGAGTTTAAACTTGAGGGATTGAATGTGACTGTAACAATGTATCATCCTGTTCGACATCAAACTGATTCTACACCGAACATTCTCGCGGATGGAACGCGCATAAGGGTAAATAAAGCTAGTGAATACCGATACATAGCGGTGAGTAGAAATCTTTTGAGTCGATATGGTGGATGGATTGATTACGGTGATTTCATTTATCTTAAAGGAACAGGTGGTAAAGATGGTATGTACCAAGTACGAGATACAATGAACCCAAGATTTGTAAATAGAATAGACATCTTGGAAACTCCAGGTACACAACCATATAAATTTACTGATGCTCAAATTATGAAGCATTCGATAGAAGTAGTTGATGGAGATAGAGATAGTTAAAAAAAAAGCTTGACATTGATATAAAAATGTCGTATAATTAAACAATAAAAATTATTAAATAATAAGAGATTGAATGACAAAACGGTTTTATGAAAAATCAAATATAGCGGATAAGAACAATCCGATTAACATCACATATGGTGAGTTACTAAATAAAAGTGATTCAGAGATTGATGTGTGGATTGACGAACTTCGTACATATGTAATTACACAATGGGATGATAATGGTCAGCCTCCAGTCATAGGACAAAACGAGGAAACCATTATTTCTAATTGGAAAAAACTTTTTGGTTACGATATTAAATCATTCTATATAGAAGATTTAAAAGTAATCAAGAATTTCAATAAGTTTGCCACGGCAGTAAACCAATTCTTTCCAACAATGTTAAAAACAAAAATATCAAGTGGAGTTAGTAGTGAGGGAGCTACATCCATTTATGATATGTTTAAAGAAGATGATTTACGAGATAATTTTAAAAAGGCTATGTTGAGAGCTTTGTATAAAGATTCAATGTATAGTTTTAGTAAAAGTATTTTAAAGAATGAAGTGGATAGAAATGTCGGTGAGTATTTAACTTATCTGAATAGTAATGATAAGTATGGTATTACTGTAGTACGACAAACTGAAAAACATCCAGTAGATATTAATTCAAAGTATTTGTTATTAAAGGGTAGTGAAGTACAAATGTATTTAACGAATGGAAACTTAACCGAACAGAATGTTCGCACAATAGATGGTGAGTTAGATAATAGTATTACATTAAAGAATGGTGAGTTAAGATATTATCATTACTATATAAGAAAGTATAAAAGGAATCATAAGATATTTCCTACGGCATTACAAGTGTTTAGATTATCATTAGGACAACCTGCGGTAAACTTCCCACCATTAACTGCTAAATTCTTATATGAACATTTTACAGAACATATTAAAGATGATAAGATTACAGTATATGATCCATCAAGTGGATGGGGTGGAAGAATATTAGGAGCTATGTGTAGTGATAGAGATATACATTACATTGGTACTGATCCCAATCCAGATAATATTGGACGATATGAGAGAGTAGCAGAGTTCTACAATACTCATTGTTTCCAAAGTAATCCATTTTGGGGGAAAGACAAGCCAAATACTTACGAAGTTTTTCAAGATGGTAGTGAGGTTATATGTGATAATCCTAAGTTTGATAAATATAAAAATTCGTTAGACTTTGTTTTCACAAGTCCACCTTATTTTAACCGAGAACAATACTCACAAGATGAGAACCAATCGTTCAAGAAATTTTCGGCGTACGAAGACTGGAGAGATAACTTTCTAAAACCTACTTTGACTACGGCGTATACTAATCTAAAAAACGATAGGTTTCTTTGTTGGAACATTGCGGACATCAAGATAGGTGAAGACAAATACATTCCATTAGAACAAGATTCAATTGATATCGTAGAGAGTTTAGGTGGGGAGTATCAAGGAATATATAAAATGTTGATGACTCGAATGGTAGGAATCGATACATCTAAAATAAAGAATTCAGTACAAGTAAAACACCATCCATTACAACGAGGTGGTGATGTTTATAAATTTGAACCAATTTTGGTTTTTTACAAAGGAAAGAAATGAATAATACACCATATATTGTAACCTTTTATAAGGAACAAAAAAATAAAAAAAATGGAATCAAGGTAATTCTTAGTGAAGATTGGTATCCATCAGCAACTGGATATGTTTATCTATGGACATTTGAATTAGAAGGAGATGTTTGGTATTATCTTGGATATCATTCTATAAAGATTGATGAAAAGAAGTTCTATGATTTTTCATCCGAAGTTCCTAAGATGAAAGAACTTTATGGAAACGAAAAATGTCAAAAGACATTAATAGTTAAACATTGGGGAACTGCAGAGCAAATGAAGAAGAAAGAAGAAGAATTACTTGAAGAAGTAAAACATAGATTCTGGAATAATGGTAAAGGTGATTACTTTAACCAAAGAATACAATACACTTCTGGCAATCAAATATCTGGTGTTGATTTGGATATTGTATCAACGGTAAATAAAGAACTTGAAATACTAAAGGATAAAAGAACTGATAAGTATAATGAATTAGAAATTTTAAATCCTAATTTAATTGTAGAAGATTATTCTGCAAAAGAATTATCTGGTATGAAGAATTTACAAGTTAGAGAAGTTGCAAAAATTCAATCACTAATTATAGAACTTCAATTTTTAATTCAAACACAAATTGATAATCAAGAAGATATTAAAGAAGGTGCTAAATGTGTTGTTATTTTAGAAGATAGGGATTGGAATCTAAAGGGTGTAGAAACTCATTGGGATAAAGTTCTTATTTGTGGTAAACATACTGCAGATTCATATGGTGGTGGAGATAAAAAGTGGATAGATTATGCCACATTAGATGTTATAATAATACCAAAAGAAATACATCAACATTGGAATGATGTGGAAGTTTGGAAAATAGCAAATGGTGATAATGAAAAAAATAATTCTGTAGAACCATTAACCAAAGATGACATTGTACGAGAATATCAAATTATGGTTGAGAATAATTTAGATTGGGAAACGGATGAAGAACACAATAGAATTAAAAAACTATTGAAGTCTAAAGATGCGTGGAAGTATATAAAAACTCAAATGGGAGATTATCTTGTAAATAAACAAAGAGCATCACAAGGAAAGGGCCCAAGAATTAGTTGGGGAACTACTACAAACCAACATGCAATACTTCAACGGAAAAAATGTGTAAAGTTAAATGGTGGAACTGATGATGAATTAATAGCTAATTTTATAGAAAATGGTATTTCACCAAAAGATGTGTACCACAAAGGCCCCATTACTTGTGAAATCGTTAATCCATATATACAACTCTTTGGCCCGTTAAATACGAAGATAATAAAATATTGTACAGAAAATAACATAAGTGATAAGAAACAAAAACAATATATTGAAGAGTTTCAAAATAGTATAAAAAAAGTAAAGTATTATTTATATTATCCAAATCCAGCAGCTAAAGAAAAGTTTGCTAAAGATAATAGTCATAGAACTCAAATATTTGGTAACGGTGCTCATTTTCTTTTTCACGACTATGACTATGAAATACTTGATGAATTTGAAAAGGGAATTACTACATGATGAATAATATATTTATACAAAATGAAATAGATGAATACATAGATGTGATATCTAAAGAATGGACAGACCCATTACCATCACCTATTATTCAAGAACATGAGGGATTCCAAGTTGTAAGAGAAGACTTAATCAATGGTAGTTCTAAAGTTAGAGCAAGTGATTATTTAGTCAGTACTTTAACTGGAGTTGAAGAATTAGTTTATGGAAGTTGTCCTGCAACTGGACATGCTCAGATAGCACTATCAGTATTGGCAAAACGATATGGAAAGAAATCAGTTGTATTTATGGCAGAAAGAAGTGAAGATAATTTAACCAAACAACAAAAACATGCAATCAAAGAGGGTGTAGATTTTCGTTGGGTTAAGATGGGATATCTAAATGTAACGGAAAAACACGCAAGGGATTATACAAATGAGAACCCAGAGAAAAGACTTCTTGTTCCAATAGGTGTAGACCATCCTGCAGTTATTGCTGGTTATGCAGTTATAGCAAAACGAATGGGAATACAACCAAAAGAAGTTTGGACGGTAGGTTCAAGTGGTACTCTTACGAGAGGATTACAACAAGGTTGGCCTGATGCAGATTTTCATTGTGTTGCAGTTGGACATAAAGGTGATTACGGAAGAGCTAAGGTTTATCAATGTCCATTAACATTTCCACAAAATGTTAAGAAAGAAGATGCTCCACCATTTCCATCGGTTAGTAATTATGATGCAAAGGCGTGGAAATATATGAGAGAACACGCTTCACCAGGAGCATTATTTTGGAATGTAAGCGGATGAAGAAAGTAGTTATAACGAGATTGAGAAATAGTGAATATTATAAAGGAGAACCATTAACACAAATTGTGGATTCAATTTATCATTTGTGTAACAACTATATAAAGACACATACAAAATTTCCGAACCCATATGATAGTTATAATGTTTCTTTACTTGAGATAGAAAAGAATAGAAAAACTATTAGAAATATTGAAGCAATAGAACAATCTGATGTTTTGATTATACCAACAGAATCAGAATTTGCATATCATATTTATGGTAGAATATCTAATATAATGTTGGGTAGAGGATGGACAATGGTTCAAAATATTAGAGAGGGATTATTAAGAAATCCAAAACCAAGAAAAGTTATTTTGTTATCAAGTGATAAGGCAGATACAATAGATTTATTTAAAGAAAGGGTGTTTCATGATATACCTGATTTAGATTTTTATAGAATAGATGAGAGTGAGTTTCCTGGGGGAGTTCATCATTTAAAATATTTAAACATTAATAAATTAAATCTGGATACAACAAAGAAAAAAGATTTTGGTTATTGGGGAACATCAAAAAGATTTAAAATAGATTTAACTACAGAAGAAAAAGAAGTTGGTATTAAAGATTGGTATGATAATGAGACTCATGAATTAACACAAAGTTCTAATAAAAATAAAAATTATCTTAAAGAAAGAATGAAAATAAAAATGTTAAAGGGTGTTGAATCAAAAGATGAAAGACATATTATATTGAAACAAATTAATAATGATGAGAGTATAAGTAATAACTTAATTGGTTATTTTGATGGTTTTAAATACACACACAAGTTCGATAAAAATATGACAAACATTTTACCACACATTGCAGAATGTAAATATACATTATGTTTTAATTGGCCTGGACAAGAAGAACATTTAACTTCAAGATATAATGAGGCATTAGCATGTGATACGATTCCATTAGTGTGGCAAAATTATGATTCAAAAAATCAGTTAGTTGCAGATAATTGGCAAAGATGTTTTTCTTTCCAAGATGTAAAACATAGACTTAGTACTCCAGAAAATCTTAGAATAAAAAAATTAAAAAAAATAAAAAAGAAGTATGAAGAAGTAACTAAACCTTTAGAATATTATGAAAAAGAATTTAATAAAAAATTAGAAAAACTAATAAATGGAGAATAAATAATGAAACAGTTAACACCTGAACAAATCCAAGAGAATTGGATTAAACTTCGTGAACTAATAAATAATACATTTAGTGGTGAACGATTAGAAAAGTTAAATCAAATGTATGATTACTTTGAAGACAGGATGGTTATGGCACCAGCAAGTGGTAAGGAACATTACCACAATGCATTCGTTGGTGGTTATGTAGACCATGTACTTCATGTAACTGATTTGGCTTTAAAAATAAATAAGTTGTGGAAAGACAATGGAGCATCAATAAATTATACTGATGAAGAACTTGTTTTCGCAGCTATACATCATGACTTAGGAAAAGTTGGTGATTTAGAAAATGATTATTATACACCAAACGAATCAGATTGGCATCGTAAGAATCAAGGATTAATTTTTAAACACAACGAAGACCTTCAGTTTATGACGGTTACAGATAGAGCAATCTTTCTGTTAAATCACTTTGGAGTTAAGTATTCCGAGTGGGAATATATTGGTTTGAGATTAACCGATGGTATGTATGAAGAAGCTAACAAGAATTATTATGTTGGTTATCAACCATCAAGAAGTTTGAAATCAAATATTGCTTATGTTCTTCACCAAGCAGATTCTATGGCAACACACATTGAATATGATGAGTGGAAACATGGAGAACAAAAGAGTAAAGAACAAGTAAATAAAAAAGTCATCAATATTAAAAAGGCAGTAGAAACAGAAGTTGAAACTAAACTTGGTGGTGGGGATAGTGCTAAAGATTTGTTTGATGAATTGTTTGGAGATAAAAAATGATATTAGAAATACTATTAGGGATTACAACAATTCTATCTATAGTATTTGGTTGGACAACATTCAATCAATTACAAAAGGTAGAACGATTAGAAGAATGGGCAGAAGAATATTCTCAAAAACTAATCGACACTAAAACAACATTGGATTTATTAGATTCAGAAGGCAAGTTTGAATCTGATGATGAAATTGGAACTGTATTTGAGGGAATCAAAGATGCAGTTAATGACTTAAATCAATTAACCGAAAAGGAAATTTAACATGCCAAGAAAAGCCAAAAAGGGTTCACCAAGATATTACTTCCATCAGGGAACTGAGGATGCTATCATAAGACACAATAAAGAAACTCGCCCTTATATGAGGGAGAGAATTTATAATGAACATATTCGTACACCATTTGAGAAATTGGCAGAGAATATCATTCATACATTTAAGTTTTATTACTTTGATGTACCAAGTGCAGATGTCGTGCATGAGGTGGTTAGCTTCCTTTATATGAACATGCATAAATTCGCTGAGGGTAAGGGTAAGGCCTTTTCATACTTCAGTATTGTTGCTAAGAATTATTTAATTCTACACAATAATAATAACTACAAACGATTGAAACAACACGATGGTGAAGAAGTTACGGATTACAAACGAGATGCAATTTCAGAAGAAAGTGCAAGAGAAAATCGTGAAGTTAAAATTGAGTATCTAACTCAGTTGGCTGATTATTGGAGAAACAATCTAACTGTAGTCTTTAAACGAAAGAAAGATTTAGATGTTGCAAATGCTGTTGTTGAGTTGATGGATATGAAAGATAATATCGATAACTTCAATAAGAAGGCTTTGTATATCTTGATTCGTGAGATGACAGGTTCAAACACACAACATATTACGAGAGTAATTAATGTGATGAAGAAACATCACAATCAGTTACAGAAATCATATCTGGCTACAGGTTCGATTGAAACTCGATGGACAGGAAGTTGGTTTAATCAACCAAAGAAATAAAAAAAAGGGGAATTAATTTTCCCCTTTTTTCTTTAATACTACTTCGACCCAAAGACCTTTGAGAAGAAACCTTTTTTCTTCTTCTTACCTTTGGATATTTTCTTACCCTTCTTCTTTTTCTTTTTCTTAACTTCTTCCATATTGTTCATCTTCATATCAGATGCATTCAATGTAGGTACAGAACCAAAGAAAATTAAAAAAGAAAGTATACCAGTTAAAATAGTTTTCATAATATGCTCCATCGAACTGTTACATATAAATAGAAAAAAATGCATAAAAAAAAGGGGGCCATTTTACAATCGACCCCCTTTATTATCTATCCGATATAGTACTACTTACGGAATAAACCCACTAACACTAACAATGCGACGAGTCCAGCGAAACCCGATTCGCCGAAGTTGTTGATTATAGCTGTTAGGTTACCAATAACATTAACGCCGAAGATACCGCTTCCAAATATTACTTCAGAAACCGCACCAATGGCTACAAAGGATAAGAGTAAATGAGCAATGTCATCAACCCATCCCCTTACGAGTGCTATGATTTCCTTCATGGTTTTTATCTCCCGTTAGTTATCAATTAGTCGGATTTTATACCCGACATTAATAACTATAGTATATATTTCAAAAAATTAATGGGTATATACACTTGTATATATTTATATATAACTATTTTTTGAAGTTTTAATATTTATTATTGAATCAAATCAATCAAATTATAGGTAAAATTATGGCAATCGATTTTGAAGTTTTCGAGGGAAAATCCCTTTCAGATGTATTTAAAGACATCTATGATAATTCAGTAACTAATAAAAAACAATTAGAAGTGTTAATGAAAGAAGTTGTTGGATTTATCAAAGATGGTGATACAGCTGTGCAAATAATTCCAATGCTAAAAGAGTATTTGGAAATCAATGTTAAGAATGATGAACAATTAGTTAAGTTGGCAACAATAGTTCAGAGGTTGGCTACTGCTGCTAAACATGGTGATTCGGATGAAGAATTCGGTTTATCTGATAAAGAGAAAGAACAATTGATGACAAGTATAGAACATACAGTAAATGAATTACAAGATCATTCTGATAGTATAACATCCAAGTTAGATAATTAAATGCCAGTAAAAATGAAAAAGAAAGGTGGTGCTAAATCAGGACCACTTCAATCTAATAGAATACAAAATGTAGAATCAACGATGAGACTATTTAAACAATTAGTCCAATCGGAAGAATTTTATGAATTAGAACCAGTAGAAATTTTGGATGTACATTTAGATGAGAGTAAATCATCTTTTCCAAAAACATCTGAAGATAAACCAGATTATGCTTTTATTGGTGGGATTCTTGGTAGGTTTGTTTATTCGGAACAGGGTAAGACAATAGATAAATGTAAAAATTTTAAACCGATGAATCCAAGTATAAACAATTTACCAGCAGTTGGAGAGATTGTGATAGGAGTTCAGTATCTTGGACAATATTATTATACAACACAATTAAATGTATTTGGTAATCCTAATTTTAATTCACAACATGGAATTAGTAGATTAAAAAGAAAGAACACACTTAAATCTTTGTTTGGTTTAGACACACCAAATACAGATGATAAAAGTGCTGAACTTGGATATTATTTAAAGAAGACAAAAGATTCTCGCAAATTATTACCACACGAGGGTGATGTAATATTTGAAGGTAGACATGGAAACACTATAAGAATTGGTAGTGATATAAAGAATGAAAATGAAGATTCACCAAACATTATTTTAAATGTTGGACAAAGTAAAGATGAGTTTCCTGAACCAAAACAACCAGTAGAAGAAAAGATTGATACGGATGGTTCAAGTATTTACTTGACTACAAATCAAAAATTAGAGTTTACTTCAGGAATAGAAAGTAAAGTAGTTACAGCTCCATATGAGGGTAAAAATATTTTATTAAGTTCGGATAGGATTATATTTAATACTAAGAACGGTGGAGATATTGGAATGTTTAGTCATAACAATGTTTCGATAGGAGCAGTTAGTGAAGTAGTAATTGAATCGCCAGTAACAAAAATTGGTAGTTCAGGTGCTACTGAACCATTGGTGTTGGGAGATAAATTAGAAGCAGTGTTAAATGATATTTTAACATTAATAGAAACTGGATTGTTGGCACCTACGGGTCCTGTACAAGTTGTTGCAGGATTACCAATACTTGAAAAAATAAAAAGTGAGACATTAGGTATACCATCAATAAAAAGTCCAAAGAATAGGGTAGAATAAAGTGGCAGAAAAAATAGGTTGGGAATTATTTAGAGTTGAATATAAAGCATCCTTAGAAAAGGGTGATGACATTGGTACGGCAATTGCTGATTCATATGATAAAGCAGTTAAAACCGCGGTACCAGGTATACCATATTTTGGTGGAACACAAAAAGGACAAGGAAGTGCAGCTGTTCCAGGAATAATAGTTAAATCACCATTAAAAAAATTAATGGCAGGAATGTTAAATATGTGTTTGAAAAGTCCATTACCATTCCCACCATTTTCAGTAGCATTAGATACGGCATTAAAAATATATTGGACAGGAGCCGTTTCAAGTAATATGTGTGTTGTAGTAGTTCCAGGTGTAACTGGAGCATATATTGACGCGGCAGGAATTAAAAATAAAAGTGTAGATGATTTTATTGATCAACTAATAAAAGCATTTGATACACATCTAAAACAAGTACAGGGAATTGGAGTTCCATTGGGAACTGTACCAACTGTATTTACAGGCTATAAAGTACCAAGTGGTGCGTAAAGGAGTTAGACATGACTAAAAAAGACCTAGTAAAAATAATACGAGAAGTCGTTAAGATTGAAGTTAAAAAACAGGTGAATGAGATATTTATACAAGAGGAGAAATCTTCTTCTCTAAAATCACTTACTGAAACAGAGTTCAAAGAACCGATTAGAAAAAAGTATAAGAAACGAGAGAAGGTTACCTATACATCAAATTCAACTTTGAATGATATATTAAATGAAACGGTTGGTGGAATTGAAGGAAACGGCGAAATGGATGAATACCCAACTATGGGAGGCGGAGCATTCGATTCAAGTAGAGTATCTGAGTTAGCAGGGTTCGGTGGTGATAAACAAACACAAAGAGAAGTTGGAGCAGTTCAAACTATGAAAGAAGCTGGAGTTACAACAAATCAAGTTCCAGACCATGTACAAGATGCTCTAACAAAGGATTATAGTAAGTTAATGAAACACGATAAAATGAAGAGTAATAGATAATGCCAGATAACCCATCAGTAGCAGCATTAAATGATGACGAAGATAGTTTCTTTGGATGTACCTTTCCATTAACATATGGAGTAGGTGGAGAGGGATTTTTTCCCCGCTCAAGAACATTAAAAGAACAAGCATCATCTAATATAAAAAATCTTTTATTAACAATGAAAGGTGAGAGAGTATCTCAACCTGAATTTGGTAGTGATTTACCTGCAATTATATTTGAACCAATTGATGGTACAATTGGAGAAAAAATTGATAATGCAATTAGAGAAGCTTTAGCAATATGGTTACCTTATATTACAGCAGAAAATATTTTTACTTTACAGGATGAATCCAATCCTAATCAAGTAACGGTTTCTCTTGAGTTCAGAGTAGATACAGATGACCCTGATGCACTTGAAACAATGACATTTAATTTTAATACAGGAGGATAGAATGGCTGTAGATTATAATACAAATCAAAAAGTAGAGAAAAAGGAAGTTCAATATCTCGGTAGAGAATTTAGTGATATACGAAGTAACTTAATTGAATTTGCAAAATCTTATTTTCCTAAAGCTTATAATGATTTTAATGAGGCAAGTCCTGGAATGATGTTTATAGAGATGGCAGCATATGTTGGTGATGTATTATCATTTTATGTTGATAATCAATATCGTGAATCGTTATTACATGCAGCAGAAGAAAAGAAAAATATTTATAAAATTGCTCAATCATTTGGATATGAACCTAAACTTTCAAGTCCTTCCACAGCAATATGTGATTTTAGTGTAGAAGTTCCAGCGGTACAAGTTGGAGAAACTTATCAACCAAATTTAGATTATGCACCAATATTAGCAGGTGATAGTACATTTTCATCTACCAATGGTATAACATTTAGATTGACGGATGATATTAATTTTAAAGTATCAAGTTCATTAGATGATATGGAACAAGAGATTTCACAATTTTCAGATGAAATACCATCTCATTTTAAATTAACTAAAAAAGGAATTTGTAAATCAGGAACTAAAACATCACAAGAATTTACATTTGGAAACTCTACTAAATTTGATAAAGTTATTTTAAGTAATGATAAAATAATTGATATTATGTCAATAACAGATAGTAAAGAAGATAAGTGGTATGAAGTTCCATTCTTGGCTCAAGATACTGTTTTTGCTTCAATGGAAAATTCTGATTTGAATAGTCCTGATTTATCAACAGATAAAAAGGAATCACCTTTTTTATTAAAGTTAATTAAAACGGCTAAAAGATTTACAAAGTATGTTCGTAGTGATGGTAAAACAGAAATAAGATTTGGTAGTGGTATTAGTGCAAATGCGGATGAAGAAATAATTCCAAATCCAGATAATGTTGGTTCATCGTTATCGATGGGTGTTAATAAATTAGATGATTCATTTGACCCAAGTAATTTTTTAAAGACAAGAACATTTGGATTGGCTCCAAGTAATACTACATTGACTGTAACTTATACTTATGGTGGTTCAGTTAAAGATAATGCACTTTCTGGTACAATTACAAATCTTGATAATGTTAGTTGGACATTCGATGATACAGGATTAGATGGTACAAAAGTAAGTGATATGAAAACAAGTTTAGTTGTTACTAATGAGGGCCCTGCAACTGGAGGTTCTGGTGGTGAGAGTAATGAAGAAGTTAGACAAAATGCATTAGCATACTTTAATTCTCAAAATAGAGCAGTTACTAAAGAAGATTATATTATTAGAGTTTATTCATTACCACAAAAGTATGGTAATATTGCTAAATGTTTTATTGTTCAAGATGAACAATTGGAAGCAAATACTAAAGAGATAGTTAAGAATGGCAAGATTGTAAAAAATACAGCTATAAGTACTTTACCTAATCCTTTGGCATTAAACTTTTATGTATTGGGTTATGATGCTAATCAACATTTAGTAGCATTAAATCAAGCAGTTAAACAAAATTTAAAAACTTATTTATCACAATATAGAATTTTAACAGATGCAATTAATATTAAAGATGCTTATACTGTAAATATTAGTTGTAGATTTTCAATTATTACTCAACGAGGATTTAATAAAAATGAAGTATTGTTAAAGGCAATAGAATCAGTTAAGAAATATTTTGATATTAAGAAATGGCAAATTGGACAACCAATTATACTGAGTGATATTGCTTATGCAATTTCATTAGTTGATGGTGTGGCAAGTATAGTTCCACCAGGAGATGATAATCCACAAAAACAAATGGTAGTTATTGAGAATGAATGGCAAACAGAAAGTGGATATAGTGGCCATGTATATGATTTACAATCAGCAACAAAAGATGGTGTAATATATCCATCATTAGACCCTTGTATCTTCGAATTAAAATTTCCGAATACAGATATTCAGGGTAGAGTAGTAGGAGATGTATAATGTATTATTTTGAATATCCTATAGTAGACTCAACAATTTATGAAGGTAATATAAGTTCTTCTATTAATACAGGAATTGATCAAATATTAGAAGTTAGAAAGGAAGTTAATTCAACAGGAACTACAGTTGGAGTATCACGAATTTTGATGAAGTTTGATTATGGATACATTTCATCTTCTGTACAGAGTGGAGTGATTCCAAGTGATGCAAAATTTTATATAAATCTTTATGATGCACAATCATCTGAATTGGCAGTAGAACAATCTTTACATACATATATTGTTAGTGGAAGTTGGACAGGTGGAACTGGATATTATAGTAGAGACCCAGTATTGAGTGATGGAGCAAGTTGGAAGTATCGAGATAATGATACAACAAAAACAGAATGGGTTAGTGGTAGTACTACACAAGGTGGTACTTGGTTTACTTCAAGTATCAGTAGTCAGTATGAAGTTAGTTCTTCACAAAATTTAGTATACGAGACAACAGACATTCGTATGGATGTAAGTGATTTAGTTAAGAACCATATTTATTCAAGTTCAGTATTTCCAAACAATGGGTTTATTGTAAAGAGACAAAATTTAGCAACATCACAAAGTATGTATTCAATATTTGATCCAACAACCGCAACAGGTTCGGCTGAAGGTGATTCTACACACTATGGACATTTAAAGTTTTTCTCACGAGAAACAAATACAATATTTCCACCAAAGTTAGAAGTTGAATGGGATGATTCATCTTGGAGTACAGGAAGTTTAAGTGCTTTAGGTTCAACCGATTTAGATAATCTAACTGTTTATTTTAAAAATCTTAAACCAGAATATAAAGAAAAATCAAAAGTAAAATTCAGATTAGTAGGTAGAGAATTATATCCAACAAGAGGATTTGATACAACACCTGCAGCTTTAACTGTAAAATTTTTACCAAGTGGTAGTCAATCACTTGGCCATGGAACTTACTATTCAGTAAAGGATTCATTAACAGATGATGTTATAGTTCCATTTGGAACAGGTTCAATAGTTAGTTGTGATTCACAAGGTAATTATTTTAATATTTGGATGGATGGGTTTCAGTCAGAAAGACATTATAAGTTTGAAATTAAAGTAGTAAGTGGGAGTGGATCAGATGAATCTTCAATAGTATATGATGATGGTTATGAATTTAAAGTGGTGAGATAAAATGCCTTATAGATATAGTAAAGCTAGAACTTCCGATTATTATAAAAATGTACAAGATGCAGATGAACAAAAACTTTTAAAATCTTTAGAAGAAGAAAAGAAAAGAGCTGCAATATCTGGTTCAGCACTTGACGCAACAGACCCATTGAGAGATGATAATGGATATTTGTTATCATATGAAGACCCTAAAAATAAAGGTAATTCAATGGAAAAAGAACATCAATATGTTAGACTTCCAGTAGTACAAAAGTCTTCTAATAAAGAAACATTTATAAAGTTTTTTGGTCCTGAAGAATTGGGTGGAAATGGTGCATCAATGTTCAATGAGTTACTTAGTGAAATACCACCTGAAGAACCAGAAGTAACAGCTCCTGAACTTGAAGGTATGAGAAAAGAATTACAAGCCAAGATAGATGCTCAAGATGAATTAAATACAACCTTAAACGAAACTATAGATGAATTACAAGTAGAACTTGAAAAAGTAGCAACAGAGGGTGATTAATGTTACAATATGGATTAAATAAAAAAGATAAAGAACAATTAGAACTTCCTGGATTCCTGCCTTCTGGATTTGGTAGAAGAAATGAAGATTATATTCATATCTATGTTTACCAATCAGACGACTTAACTACTGATGAAAACGATGTATTAGTTGGTGATGAAATATTTCCTGCAGGAGATATATTTCCAGATGATAGAAAAGTTGACTTAGATATTGGTGGCCACCTACGAGAAATGGGTTTCACAGAAGGTACTTATAAAGTTAAGTATTTATTTTTAAAAAGACTTGCTGGTAAACAACAAACTGTATTTGTAAATGAGTTTGGTGAGGTTCATGTTGGTAGAGTTCAAACAAAAGTTATTAATGGTAAAACTAAATATTTTTCAACTAAAAAATTTGGTAAAAGACAATCAAGACAAGAATTAAAAGAAATATTTGAAAAAGAATTAAAATATGTTGTAAAGAAAATATCAGCCGATAAATCAGAAGTTGAAGTAGATACTCAACATATTCAAAATTCACTTTATAGAAAAAGAATAAAAGAAATAAATTCATGGATGACTTATACGCCACTTACAAATTCTACTTCAGGTAAAATAAGATTTGATTTAACAGACCCTAATATTTTGATATTAACACCACATGATAAAGAACCAGGTTTTAGTGATGCAATGATTGGTGGACAAATAACAATTAAAGGTATGTATAGTGTTACTGGACAACAGATTTTAGAAAATATTAAACCTGTAGAAGTTCCACCAATTTTTACCCCAGAAGATGTGTCAAATATAGATATTTTTGCTGGTGTAACTACAGGAGAAGAACAACCATCTGTAGATGAACAGATTCAAGAAAGAGCTGCAGATGAAGAAGAACGGGGTATGGAAAAATACGATAGATTTTCAGGTGTTTGTTTTACAGGAGATACAAAAGTAAAATTAAGTAATGGTAGACAAGTTCCAATAAAACATCTAAGACAAGGAATGAAAGTCAAAACAGAAATTGGTTATGCAAAAATATTAAAATTAATTAAAGATGAAAGACCATATGGTGATACACTTTCTAAATTTAAGAATCTAATAACTACAGATAACCATCCAATGAAGTATCGTGGTAAATGGTATAAGGCTCATGAGATTGGTAAGTTGTTTGAATCTAAACCACTTAATGTTTATAATTTAATTCTTGATAAACACCACACAATAGTTGCAAACAATGTTGTTTGTGCTACTCTTGGTAAGTGGGAATCAATGAAGAAGTTTGAAATGTGGAGAGAAAAACAAATCACTATGTTGAGAACCTTTGATGAGGAAGACGATAATTTAGGTCGCGGTAGCGGGGGAACGACTTATAGTACACCATATATTGCTAATAATGAAGTTGTAGTTAATGACCCACCACCAAGTGTAACTCCAGAAAATATTAGAACGACAATAGCAGTGAGTCGGGCAGCTCCTGAAGTACCAACTGTTCCAATACCAGAACCAACAATTGAAATACCAATTGATTATGTTGGAACAATTGTTGAGGTGTTGGATAATAATAGAATTAGAGTTGATACATCATATGAAGAGGGTGCAAATAAATTTGAACATAGTGGTGAAGATAATTCAAGAGCAATATTTGATGAGTGTTTTGTTAAATTTAAAAAAGGACAAATTGAACGATTAAATACTTATATGGTTTGTAATGGAAATTATCATTTAGTACTTAATTATTTAAAAAATCCATATGGACAAGAGACTTCAAGACTTGTAAAGTTATATGAAAAGTTACCTGATGAAACGGAAGAAATGGATTTATGTTATTTCGTAGAAGAGAAAATGGAGCCATATGAAGATACCATTACCTTAGTTCCATTTAATGAGGAAGACCCTGAGATATTATTTTTAAGATTACCAGATTTTAATTCAACTAATAATCCTATAAATTTTAGAGGAACAAAATTTAATAATTATACTCAATTGATAGGTACTGATTCGGGTGTACAAGAAGATATTCAAAACAAATTAGTTTCTCAAAGTTTACTTGATACACAAGTTAATGTTGATTATTCTAAAAGAAAAGATGTATTTGGAAAAGATATTTCAGATTATGGGTTTAGTAATTTTGCACACTTCGGTAGTGCTGAAAAAAGAATTGATAATTTTAAAAAGAAATTGGAGTTAATAGAATTATATACTTCATCAAGTTTATCGTTTGGGAATGTAACGGGTTCAGAGAGAACAATTGGAGCATTTAATGCTAAAAAACGAAGAGTAATAAATAGTTTTGATCCTTATGAACATTATTTATATTTTGAAAGTTCATCATATGCCACAAGTTCAGTTGGAGAATTTTATTCTGCTAGTTGGCCAAAAGAAAATTCAACTTCACCATATACATTAGTTCATACTTCAGGTTCAGCAGCAACAGATTGGTATAGTACATTTGGTGGGTATGCAAAAAATTATGATAAAAGAAATGGAAATAGATTAGTAAATAATTTACCACATCATATAACAACCGATACTGAAAATAATGTATTCTTAGATTTTATGGATATGATAGGACAACAATTTGATGAGATATTTGTTTACTTGAGACACTTTACAGATATGAATGAAAGAACGAATAAATTATCAGAGGGTATTTCAAAAGATATTGTAAGAGAAGTTGCAAAAACTATGGGATTTAGTGTAGTTCAGGGTAATGATTTAATGATACTACCAAATTATTTGTTGGGTAAAAACCCAGATGGTACTTCAAAGTATGAATCACCACAAGAACAAGTAACAGAAGAAATATGGAAAAGAATTTTAGCAAATATGCCGTACTTTATGAAAACAAAAGGTACTATGAGAGCAATGAAAGGATTGTTAAATTGTTATGGTATTCCAAGTTCAATATTAAGAATTAGAGAATATGGTGGTCCTGATAAAGGAACGAGAGTTACACATGAGGTAAAGAGAAAGTTTACATACGCATTAGATTTTAAATCTTCAGAGTATGTTGATGTGGAATGGACATGGGATGGGGATGGAATTTCTACAGGGAGTGGAATAAGACCTGAAACAGTAGAATTTAGATTTAGAAGTCCAGTATCAAAAGACCAAGTTATAATGAATCAAGCAAGTAATTGGGCAATATCATTACGAGATAATGGAGCAACTGATGATTATGGATATTTAGAATTTGCTATGAGTGGTAGTTCTCTTGCATATGTTACTTCATCTTTATTACCAGTTTATAATGATGAGATGTGGAGTGTAATGTTAACAAGGAAATTAGCAACAGGTGTAGATTTAGATGGTGATGGTACACCACAAAATATAAAATATGAATTAACTACAAAACAATATGATTCAAGTAGGGAAGTAATTTTATTCCAAGATAGTCAAAGTTTAACAACAAATACTGCAGGGATAAATACTAAATTTGTACAAGATGGTAATGTAAGTATTGGTGGTAGTGGAACTGGTTTTTATACAACACAATTTAGTGGTTCAATTATGGAATATAGATTGTGGAGTGAACCATTATCACAAAGTGTATTTGATAATCATGTAAAGGCACCAAAGTCATATAATGGAAATACTACTGAATCTTTCTTTGATAATTTGATACATAGAACACAATTTAATGATAATGTAACTTTACATTCGACTTCAAGTTTTACTGATAATAGTTTTTCAGGAACATATAATGCAACTGGTAGTGCTAAGGGTTTTAGTGGAAATCAATTTAGAAGTCTTGTAGATAAAGAAGAATTAAGAGTTCCTAATTTGGGCCCAAGTAGAAGAAATGCAACCAAGATAAGATTAGAGGGAACAAGTTTAAACGGCCCACTATCATCTAATATTAGGAGAGAACAATCTTCACAAGATTTTGCACCAATAGATAGTAATAAACTTGGTGTTTACTTTTCACCGACTGATGTGGTGAATGAAGATATAATGTATTCCATAGCGGATTTTGATTTTAATGATTTGGTTGGAGACCCACGAGATGTTTATGAAGATAGTTATCGTGGATTAGAACATACACAAAGAAAGTATTGGAAAAAATATTCAAAAACAAATAGTTTTTGGGATTATTTAAGAATTATAGATTTTTATGATAGTGGTATTTGGACTCAACTTAGAAAACTATCACCTGCAAGAGCAAACACAACTCTTGGTGTATTGATTGAACCAAATATTTTAGAAAGAAGTAAAGCAGTTGTTGGTAAAATTCCAGAATTTGATAATCAATATTTTGAGAATGCAGACCATTTTGGTTATGGAATAAATATGACTAATTTTATAAGTGGTTCTGATGATAGGTTGATAGTTATTACTGGGGAATATCCAAACTATGAGGGAGTTGTAAATGTACATAATAATGAATCAGGTTCACTTGGAACATTAGCAATACCATCATTAGTTAGATTGGGAGAAATAGACCCAAGAACTGAATTTGGTGCCACATATGCAACAGCAAGTACTTCACAAGGAGCTGTATCCAGAGTATTTACTGAAGCAGTACAACCATTTATTAGTTCTTCAAGGATATCAGAACACAATGAAATAAAATACAAGAATTATGCGAGTTCACAAGATGCTTATACCGATACACCACTTAGTTCATCATTTGAACCAGCGGAATATCAGAGTATGGCATATGACTCAAAGCTTTTTAGACTTTTTTATAAAGGTCAATTATTAACAAAGAAAAATACAATTGATGGAAAAGAACCTGTCGAGATAACTATAACATCACCAACTAAACTTGTAACTCAAGAACCTGGTGATTCTAAACTTAAAGTTGAATAAAAAACGAGTAAGTATATATTTATCTATGAGGTTTTCCATCTCAAATACAATTCAATTAGGAGTATTTAAATGAATAAAAAATCAGTCGTTTGGACATCCCCAAGACGCGTAAAAATGGGATTTCTAAACAATACAAGTGTAACCGTTGATGCTATACTTACCAAGAAAGGTCGAGAATTATTGGCAAGGGGGCAAGACGAGTTCAAAATCACAAAATTTGCATTAGCAGATGATGAGATTGATTACAGTTTGTGGGATACAGCACATCCAAATGGTTCAAACTATTATGGGGCTGTTATCGAAAATATGCCATTGTTGGAAGCCTTTGTAGATGAAAACCAAGTTATGAGATATAAGTTAGTATCCTTACCTAAGAATACTGCTAAATTACCTATACTTGAAATTCCATCACCAACATTAGTTTTCAATGGCCCTGGCATTACACAAACTATATCACCAAATACGCGAAATGGTAGTGATAATGAAAGTGGATATAACTTCATCTTACATGATGCTGTTATAGCTAATTTGACACCAGTAATCGTTGCTTCAAAGAAGAAAAGAAGTAAAAGAAAGCGTGGTATCTTAGGAAGAGGTAGAGGAATGAAAGGTAGAATGGGTGGCTTAGGTGCATTTAGTGCAGAGGCTGCAGGAAAATTCTTACCAGGTGGAATACTCGAACCAGACTTTCTAGCAGATATTGAAAGAGATATCGCTGACCTACAAATGAATACAGGTGCAACTACTCCAGTATTCTTAAACGAGGAAGAAAGAAAGAGTTCAATAACAATTACAGGAAAATCTGTTAATGTTGTTTCTCGTTCTGTAACTTCAGACACTTCAACAAATGTAACCGTGATTGGGTTAGACACAGGGGCAACATATAATGTTGCAGTTACTGTTAAAGCAGACCCAAGTAAATTATAAGGAGTGAATGATGTCAGTATTTACAAGATTCGATTTTAATAATGATGTAGTTGAAAACCAACGAACTAAAGTATCAAGTGGTATTTTTAGTGGTGGAAGTGGAACATTAGCCACATTCTACACTGCTTCAGCATTGGGTGATGTTAGTGGTTCTTATTATGCAGTTTATAATAAAGTAACTTCTGATGCAACATCTGAAATCCAATTTGATATTGGATATGCAAATCATGGTGGTAGTGGAAGTGCTGGAAACACAACTAAATTAACAAGTGGTGGAAGACAGACGGCTGGAATGTATAGACAATTCAGAAATGTTTTGTTATCACCTAACACCGAGAAATTTACATTCACAAGTGCACCAAGTGCATCGAATGATTTCTATTTTATGTCATTCAACAGAGCTCGTATGAGAGAAAAGATTGACCCAGGTAATTGGGAAATTCATATGGGTAGTGGAGCAGCTAAAAGAAAATTCATTGATGATAGTGGAGCAACTAATAATCCAACTGTTAATGAGGGTGGACGAGTATACAATATCGTTTCAGGTTCATTAGAAACTGGTACTGGAGTTATCAAGACTGCAGCAGCATCTGAAACAGGTGGGGCAATTGGTTCATTCTATCCAGATTTAGGAATTATACTATTTAATGCCGCATCATTAGATACTAAAGTATCTATGGGAACAGTAAGAGCTTCAGACACATTTAATGATAATGGTAAGAAGTTTTTTCAAAAGTTAGCAGATGGTGGTAAAGTTCAAGTTCGTAGAGAAGAAGAAATAACTTCAACAAACTTTTTCTGTAGAGTGAATAACAAAAGATACAACTTTAGTGCTAATCCAACTTTCTTTACAGGTTCTGATGGAGCATTAGTTCAATCAACATTCTTCAAAGACCCTAAAGTTTATATTACAACTGTAGGTTTGTACAATGATGATAATGAGTTGTTGGCTGTTGCTAAATTAAGTAAACCTATTTTGAAATCATACTCAAGGGAAGCTATTATAAAAGTAAAACTTGACTTCTAAGGGAAACTATAATGTTAAAAAACATTGACCCATCGAATAAGTCAATTAAACCTTTTAAAGCACATAAGTCATTTACTCTTACTAATAATGATAGTGGGAGTGGACACTTTGTTTTAAAAGCAGTTAGTGGTTCTACATATAATTTCATAACAGGTTCAGCATCTTCACAGAGTTTTGGTAGCTATGTTCCTTCTGCAAGTGCATTTGAATATGGTACATTTTATGACTTACCTAATTGGCATACAATAAACCAACTCTATTACAAAAGAAGTTCTGATCCATATGGAAACTATGGAAGAAATAATCCTAAAAAGATTAATCGAGAACTAAATGGTACAGCAAGAATCTTTTCTGTACCAAGACAAATGTTCGGTGAAGAAATAAAACCAGAAAGTATAAAACTATCAGTAACTACGGGTGGACAGACATTTGATATTCGTGATGACGGAGATGGTAATTTATATGATTATGCACATTCTGCTAGTTTTGCAGCATTCAAGTCAAGTTCTTTTGACAGAGCACAAGGTGTCCAATCAAACGGAAGTGGAAGTGAAGTAGGAAATGTTTTTTATGAACATGGGCAAGTAATCGTAACAGATACAGGTTCATATTCAGATGCAGGAACTTCAACAGGACACACTTTAAATTATAAAGCAACTTCTACATTATACGAATACGAATATGTTGTAGATGCTACACCAAGTGAATTTAATTTAAGTACTAACATTAGTACTACATTTCAACGAAGTGGTAGTATAACAGCGGCAGAGGGAACGGTTTCAATGTCAAGATTTTTCCCACCAAGTGATCAACCAACAGGAATGGGTACGGGAAGTTATAATTCATTTTATAATGCAGCTTCTAAAGTTGAAGGTTTCGTAACACATTCAGAGTTTCAACCATATGTCAGTACAATAGGATTATATAATGATAATAATGAACTTATGGCGATAGGTAAGTTAAGTAAAGCATTGAAGTTAAATAAAGATGCAAATACATCTATTGTTGTGAGATTTGATGTATAACACACCTTAAATTAAATATATATTCTATTTATTATTGAATATTACAATAGAAAGTAATTTTTTATAAATTAAAATAGGAGACTACGATGGAAACCGATGTTCAAGGTTTGATGGAAAACCTTATAGGACATTATGGTTGGATAGTAGTTACATTTGCAATTGGTTTCTTTTTTAAGGAATCAATTATGAGTTGGATACAAGGCATGATGGTTTTTATGGATAACAATTTCAATAATGATGATGTTGTCTATATAAGTGGACGAGAGGCCAGAGTCGTAAGAGTCGGATTCACAAAAACCGTTTTTTATATGACTGATAGAGGGAGTAAGATGGTAGTACCCAATGAAAAACTAAAAGACCTAACATTAGAAAAGAGATTACCGCCTGGGTCAAGAAGGGCGAAAGATGGCTATTTGCCTAAATCAACTGATAAACTATCAGATAAACAAAAGCAAGGATTACATGCGGTTGCAGCAGAAAAATCGGTTGTAGATAGGGGAAAAAAGATATAAGGTTTTAGATCCAATCTTCCAGAATTTAATATTTATTAATAGATAGATGATCAATAATTCAATTTGAAAGGATTGAACATGAATAAAATAATAACTATTTTGGCACTATGTGTACCATTAGTGGCACAAGATGTACCAAAACAAGAAGAGAAACAAGACAAAAAGAATGTTGAACAACGAGAACAGAGAAAATCTTTTGGCAAACGAGTTTGGATGGGAGTCCAAGATGCTGAATGGAAGAAATTTGATGCAGCTCACAGACGAGCTCATTCAAAACGAGGTGAACATGCAGGTAGAGAACACAAAAAACACAGAAGTGGTTGGGTTCGTAAGGCTGTAGGAATTGTTGTGATAGGTGGAATAGGATATTACATTGGTGTAAACGAAAGAAAACATCATCGTAAAGGTGGATTTAAAAGACCAACAAAATAACATTCAAAGGGAGAGAGTGAACGAAGTATGAGAAAATTATGGATGATACCATTGTTATTTAGTTTTGTGTTTTCACAAAATGTAGTAGTAGACTTCTTTAAATATTCAACTGTATATGCTGGATTTAATTTATCTTCACCTAAGTGGGAAGATGATAGATACAGATTATCATTGTTAGATGAAGATGGAAACCCAGATTGGTATAATGGAACAATTAGTGTAAATAAAGAAGACAGAGAATTAGACCCAGACTTTGATTTCTCATTTGGTATAAGAAAAATCGGAAGATTTCAATATGAACCAAAACGAGGAATTAAAAATGCTGGAGTAGGTGGAGATTGGTATAAAGGAAATGAATCAAATCCTAATGAGGCTGCCACAATTGGTAGAGTTAAAGGATTTGAGTATTTAGTAAAGTATGAAGAAAATCGTAGATGGGATGAGAAATTTACATCTCAAGAATATAATTTACGATATCTTGGTGATTGGTTTATTGCTAAAATAAAATACCATGATTTACAATTAGAAGATATTAAATATTCACAGGCTGATTTAAGATATAGAAAAGAATTTCTATTAGAAGATGCAAGTTTAAATCTATCAGTTGGTATTGGAGCAAGAGAACATCCAGTTTATGGATTTGCCCCTACCGTTATAGATACATCTTGGTATACAGGAGCATGGTGGGAATTTGCAGCAGATGAGTTTGGTGTAGAAGATAAATTTTATTGGGGTGATACAGATGGAGATGGACAACCAGATGGTGGAATGTCTATATACGATGCAGCTACAGGAGAAGTAGTTGGTTGGGTAGGCCAAGACTTCAGGTGGTTTGATGCCAATGGTGAATTAATGGCAATGAGTGATAGAGAATTTTATCAATATCATTTTCCAGGATTATTAGAAAATTGGTTTGAAGACAGAACAAGAGGATTAGGAAATCAAAAAGAAATATCATTATCATTCGGTTTAGATTATTATAAATATACTGAAAATTTTTGGATTCATGCATGGGGAACTTTATTTCCAATACACTATGGTTTAGATAAATATTCATTCCATAATGCATTTTCATTTAAAGAACATGAAGAAAGAGGTGGAGACCCACTTGATTTTGAATTTAAAGATGCAGAATTAGAACAATGGAATGATTATGACTTTGGTGCAGTAATAGGATTTAAATTAAAAGATAATTTAGGTTTTTATGCTGAAGGTAAATATTTATACTATTGGGAACGCCCTACATATGATGTACGATTAGGGTTAAATTACCAATTTGTACAGAATTAATATAGGAGATACAAATGTTAAAATCGTGTAAAAACCCAAATTGCAAATGTGAAAATTGCAAATGTGAAAATTGCAAATGTAAAAATTGTGATTGTTAATTAAAATCGGAGATATTTTGTGGACGAGAAAAAGTTAGGTCAGATATTACTCGATAAAGATGTAATAACTAAAAGACAATTAGCATCAGCTGTACAATCACAGATAAAAGGTGATAATAGAAAAATTGGGGAAATCTTAATTGATAAGGGATTTCTTACTATGGAAGATTTAACAGATATTTTGTTAGAGAATGGCCATAGTGAGCCTGAACCATTATCAGTTGTAGAAAAGGAAGAACCTAAAGAATTAAGTGAAAATACAAAATTTTCATTATCTATACAAACTATGATTAGTGCAGCAGTTGGTATTGCTACACTCGTTGGATTTTATTATATGATGATGGGAGAGATTCAAGAAGCAAAAGAATTACCATCATTAGAGAATTTATACTCAAATGAATATCCATCAAAACCAGAAGGTTATAACTGGCCGCGTTCTTATGAACAATATAAGGATCAGGTTGGTTCACTTCAAGAGGACATGGATGATGTATTTGATAAATTAGATGAATATAAAGAAAAGATTGAAGAGTTAGAAAAACAAGTTACAGAATTAAGAATCAAGGTGGGAAGCAAATGAAAAAAATGATAAGAACTTTTATATTTTGGTTTGTATTTGGTTTCGTTATGATGAGTTCAGTATCAGGTCAAGACAAACCTGTACCAAAACGAACTCCAACCAAAGTAGAAATTACAGATAAAACTTTTAAGTCAAATATAGCTAAAGGTGTTGTTGTAGTGATATTTAATGCAGATTATCAAATGTCAAGTATAGACCCAAAGATGATAAAAGCTATTGAAGGTCATGAAAAAGCAGTAGTTATAATTGTAAATGAAAATAATGTTAAAGCAGTTGTAAAAAAATTAAGGTTGAGAAATTATCCATCCATAGCCCTATTTCATGATGGTGCAAAGAAGAAAGTTTGGAAACCTGACATGGATGGTAATTTAGGTATTGATCATAAAGATGTTAAAAAAGAAATAACTAATATATTTTCAGGTGATGTATTTTAAGAGGAGATTGATGTGTTTAAAAAATTATTAATATTAATACCATTATTGTTTGTACTTGGTTGTGAGGACAACATTAGTGAAGTACCAGAACCAGTAATGAAATTGTGGTTGGATGGGGAAGAGGTAGATGTGGAAGCTAATTATAAAAGTATTACTACATTTGCTGAACAAGCTGAGTATTTTAATGATGAAGACAGTACTACATATATTAAAAAGATACTTGTCATTCACTTTCAAAAATTAGATGGTGAAGTAAGATTGGACAAAGAACACTATGCAGTGATATTTGTAGATTGGAATGGCGATTCAACCAATGGATTACCAATTGATATGGGAGCGTATCCATATCCAGGAGAAGAATCAGATAAAAAAGTATATATGGAAATAATCGGTGCATCTGATTATAGTGTATCTGGTATCGCACATATAGAATCAATAACTGAAAGTGGTGATGGTTGGATAGTAAGTGGTGATGGAGATGGATATTTTTATAATCCATATGCAGAAGTTGATATGCACGGTATAATAGAGTTTACAGATTTGAAGGTTAGTGGAGATATAGATATTTCAAGTACACCTTATCATAACTATGGTGGTAGATAAACCACTTAGAGGAGTTTATAATGGATGAATTAAATAAAGTTAAAATTGAAGAGAATCAAGTAGAAATAGAAGAATCTATAGAGGAAGTAATCGAAGAAACACCTGAAGAGGAAGTAGTCGAAGAAACACCAGAAGAAGAAGTAGTCGAAGAAATATCTGAAGTCGTTTTCCCAATGTTTGCAAACGAGGAAGTAGTCGAAGAAATATCTTTAGAAGCTGAAGAAGAAGCAAAACGACTTGCACAAGAGGCGAAAGATGTAAAGAGAATTGCAGAACAACAAGCAGCAGCAGCTCAACGAAAAGCTGATGAAGCTAAAGCCGAATCAAAACGACAAGCCGAAGAATCCAAGAAACAGGCTGAAGAACAAAAACGACAAGATGAAGAAGAAGCAAAACGAATTGCTCAAGAAGCTGCAGATATAAAAAGAATTGCAGATCAAGCAAAACCACAAGTTGAAGAAATTGAGATAAAACAACAAATTAAGAAAACCGCCAAGAAAGCAAATCCTGCTAATTGGGGTAAGAAAAAGAAGAAGAAGAAATAATGGCTGTTACAGATTACGATGAATTACATGGTGGTGATGGCCTACCAGATTGGATGCAATTTACTATTACAGCATCTATGTTTGGATTATTTGTATGGATAATTTATTTGTTATTTCATAATACTTTAGACCCACAGTTTAGAGACTTACTTAACATTATTGTTGGTGGGTTTTTAGCATCCTTTGGTAAAGTAGTAGACTTTTGGTTTAAACACGAAAAGTCTAAAAAGGGTGTAATGAGATGTACAGGAGGTAAATAAATGCCAAACAGAAAAGCAAAAGATAGAAAAGCTAAACGACAGAAGTTAAATGAAAAATGGAAACGAGAAGGTCGTACTGCCGTTCAACATAAAAAATGGTTGAAGAAAAATGGTGGTAAACAAAAACCAAAATATGGAGTTTATTCGTGATTAAATTAAAAGAACTTATAGAATTAAAATCTATGATTTATTCCGAAGAAGTGAAACCAAAACACCAGAAAAAAATAGATATGAAGTTGAGTGTATTTCGTGAAGATTTACAATTACCTTATAGTTTGGGTACTTCATTAAAACCTGATAATGATTCACCAACGACAATGAGAGAATTGAAATATCTTAGTGGTTTAAAAACTAATAATGATTTAGTAGAAGAGGGTGATGATATCAAAGAAAATTTTATACCATTAATTGAAGAGAATGATATACCAATTTCTAAAACATATGTAGAAAAAGTTATTAAAGAAAGTTCAAAATTTGTCATGGAGATGAAATACCATTATAATCGTCCAAGACCATTTCAGGTTGCAGAAGTTTATGGTATAGATTTAAAAGGACATAAAACTGATAGTATGAATACACCAAGTTATCCAAGTGGACATGCAATTCAAGGATATTTAGTTGCAGAATTATTCTCATTTGTAGACCCAAAGAATTCAAAACAATATCGTTCAATAGGTGAGAAAATTGCACACTCAAGAATAAATGCTAAAGCTCATTATCCAAGTGATAAGAAATTTGGTAGTAAGGTAGCAGAAACTTTATTTAAAGGATTAATAAAAAAATGAAATTAAAAACAATACTATTAAGTGGTATTATTTTATTCGGATTTTCAGATATAGGATATTCACAACTTAAAATGCCATCATTACAAAAATTAAAAGAAATAACTAAAAAAGTTCAAGGTAGAGCAAAAAAGAGTGGAAGAATTTATTCTACTGTTACCAGTTTAAAACAAATTACAAAACAAGATTTTATAACTGGTAGACATAAGAAACTTGTCATACCATATGAAGAAGGTGGTAAAATAAAAACAATTATATCTGATTATAAAAATGGACAATATATAAAGGTAATTCCACAAGGTAGGGGAAAAACAAAAACCATTAGTATTAAAGCTGATTCTGCCACATATGATAAGTGGAAAAAGAAAAAGGGTTGGTAGATAGTGTTTTCATTAAAAGAATATCATTTACTTATGGAGAGAACAGATTTTCAATATGTTGCTACTGAATTGGTTAAACATTATGGATTAAAAAGTAAGGTTAAATTTGGTAGTGGTAACTATGGAGATTATGACTTTGATAATGATGTTATAAAATTAAAAAGAAATTTTTCAAAAGTCAAAGATTTTATTATAACGGTTTTACACGAAATACACCATGCAACTCAAGTAAAGAAATATGGTAAAAAAAGATTTATAAAGAAATATATGCAAGCTGGTGATATGGCTGCTTTTGATGGTTTTAATCGATATGACAACAATAAATGGGAAAAAAGAGCAGAAAATTGGGCAAAAGATGAATATAATAGAAGATGGAAAAATAAATTTTAATTTGGGGATTTTAGGTTATATTTATATATAGTTATGAAAACTCGTTCTGCGAAAAATAAAGGTAAACGCCTACAAAATTCAGTTAGAGACATACTTCTCGAAACTTTCAAAAATCAATTAGAAGAAGATGATGTTAAATCAACCACAATGGGAGAAAGTGGTGAGGATATTCAGTTATCACCAGCCGCTCGTAAACTCATTCCTTATGCATTCGAGTGTAAAAATCAAGAAAAATTAAATGTATGGAGTGCTTTAGAACAAGCAGAATCCAATGGTGAGAAAGGAACACCTGTATTGGTGTTTAAAAGAAATCGTAGTAAAACCTACGCAGTTATAGAGTTTAAGGAGTTTATAGATTTAATTAGAGGTTTATACGTTAGAAAATGATACATTTACAAATAAAAATTCCCATGCTATATGTTTTAGATTTTTAGTTAATAATAAATTATAAAATGATTAATAAAATAGAACAAGTAGTTAAAACCCACTACACAGAGGGAATAGGTTATAAAAGTAAAGTAGGCAGTAAAGATACTTGGAAGATAGATAGGTGGGAAGAGGATACATATGAAAATATGATACCTTCATATCATACAGATTTCAAGGGTGGTGGAGACCTAGAGTTACCTAACAAATATCGTAATAATATAGACACCTTATCTTTATATCTTACAGATATGATATTTAATGAACACTGGTTTCGTAGTGATACATTTGATACAAATGATGATGGTATATTGTTTCTTGGGTGTAGTTTAACTATGGGTGTTGGTATTGACGATGAACAATTAGTATGGCCTTGGATAGTTGGAAAACACTTTGATATGAAAGTATGGAATCTTGGTATGGCAGCTCAAGGTGAGGATATGTGTTTTTTACTTGGTAATAAATGGATACCTAAATTAAAACCAAAGGCAGTTTGTATGTTGATTCCACCAAAAGGTAGATATTATTTTACAAGACCAGAAGATGTTAAGTGGTTAGAGTGGAAAAAAGAACCATTCTGGTTTCGTAATAGAGAAAAATGTTTTACACACAACATACGAGAAATGTTCATGACATTGTATGAAAAAGAAAATTTGTATTACAATACATTAAAAGATATTTATAGTATTAAGAGTATATGTAATGATTTAAAAATACCATTTATAGTGGAGAGTTATGAAAGATGGATTGATTATGATAAACATGGAACTGCAAAAGATACTCATCCAGGCCCATTATACCACGAATGGGTAAGCGAGTTTTTTATCAAGGAATTAAATGAGTCAATTAGTAATTAATATTTTAGACAAAGCCCTTAAATCTAAGGGTAATAAATTAAAGAAAACAAATGAGTATATGTGGTGGAGTCCATTTATATCTCATCACAAACCAAAATTACAAGTTAATATAGAAACTGGTAAATGGCATTGTTGGGTTTCAAATCAAGGTGGACATAATCTGTTCCAATTATTAAAACAAGTAAATGCAAATAGAAGTCTATTTAAAGAGTTGAGTGATGCTGTCGGTTCTACTTATTATACTTCAGATAAAAAAGATAAGAAAGATATTGTATTAAATCTTCCGAAGGAAGCTAAACCATTATATGATGAGAGTGAGTCGGTACAGAAGTTACATGCATTAAAGTTCTTATATGAAAGAGGATTATCAGACGAAGATATACTACGATACAATTTACACTATTGTTTAAGTGGTGTGTATCAGAATAGAATCATTATACCGAGTTATGATAGTGATGGAGTATTGAATTATTTCGTAGGGAGAGATTTTTATAAAGGTGGAATGAAATATAAAAATCCCCCTATACCTAAAGATATTATCGGATTCGATTTATATATAGATTGGAGTCAACCGATTGTTCTTTGTGAGGGAGTATTTGATGCCATTGCTATTAAAAATAACTCTATACCATTATTCGGTAAAACCATATTACCTAAACTTTATGAAAAGATTATAAAAAATCGGGTTAAACATATAATAATTTCTTTGGATGAGGACGCATTTGACGACTCTCTAAAGATGATAAAAAAATTCTTTAACTCTGGAATTTCCGTAAACTTTGTCAAACTAACGGAAACCGACCCAAGTGAATTGGGGTATATAAAAATGATTGACAAATTAGATACTTCAACCGAAGTAAACTTTAAAGAACTAATGAGAATGAAAATCTATGGAAAATAAAATAAAAGTTCCTTTTAGGAAACT